GATCCGGTCGCCCCCCCATCACAAACGTCTCACCCAACTCAATTCGTGTCACAGTCCCCTCGTCTCCAGCCGAATCATCTGCAAACGGACCCCCCTGCGGCACTATTCCACCATCTGACTCTACCATCACTTTGCACCTCCCGGATGTCTATAACGCCTTGAACACATGGTCATCGAAGTCCTTCACGATGCGATCCTGGACGCTCTCGATAACGTCCTCGTCCGTCTGCCAGTGGCCCTTGTGCATCCATGCCTGCCGCTCCGCCGACTGCACGAAGGGCGCATACTTGGTATTGTTCCCCACCACGCCCCGGAAGCCGCCCTTCTCGATCAGTGATGTCCAAGCCTTCATCAATTGATCCGTGCGCCGATATGTCGAATTAGGCGGCCGTGGCGGATACACCTTCAGCGGCTTGCGTATCCGAGCCAGGCTCCGCACCATCACCGGGCGCAGATGCGACGCTGCGGCTTCGGTACTGCCCAGCTTGGCCGTCAACCGGTCGAGACCCTTGATGGTGATACGGACGGTCATGGTGCTCCCTCTTGCTCTAACAGCCGTTGCGCCCGATTTTTTAGCTGCTTATACGGTGCTCTCGGCGGCAGGCGAATTGCACAATACAGACACCGGCTGATAGGAATGTGATAATAATCACCATTTGCTAACTCGTGTACCAGAGACCAGTATCTCCCATATCGGAATATCCGTTCTCCATTTGCGTCATCCCTCAGTCGGTCACACTCATGCTGGGGGCTATGTCCCCTCCGCACTTCTGCCACATTTGTAATAACCCTCTCGTCGCTCATGGCAATCTCTCCCCCCTCACATCGACAGAATATATGCGGCCCAATAGCATCGAAGCTGCCGTCATCCTCAAACGGTGGCGATTCCCATTTAGCCTCTGGGTCGTAGACGCATATCAGAGGTGCTTGACCGTCACGTTCATCATGACACAATCCGCCGCTAACGTCAATTACAGGTCCGTCGCTCATGGCTGCTCCTTCGGCCATCGCAAAACTATGTCTATCATCACAGCAACGCCCCCCGTCACCAGAAGTGGCAATGATGCAATACCGATCATCCTAGACAGGGCATGGCCGCTCGAAATTGGGAGACTGGGAATTACAACCCCCACGGCACATATTACTACAACCATCACTAAGATAGTCGCCAAGGCACTGAAACACACATAGTAAATGCTCTCCCAGATGCTGACACCTCTCTTGTCACTCATGGCAGCTCCTCGCCCTCCATGACTACGTTCACATCGTTGCCGTGTGTGTCGATGGTAAGCGTGACCTCACCAACGATTCCGTTGGCCTGGCACTCATACGAGTAATTCAACCCGAGCAAGGGCACATCATCATCCGATAGCACTTCCAAGAACTGGTCGTATGTGTCCGGCTTCTCCCAGTCATGCCGGTAGCTGAAAAGTGTCTGCCAGTGCACCGGCTCCTCAGCCGACACCGGGGCCATTTCCTGATCTAGCGTCCGGGCCAGTTCGCCCCGCCAGTATGCCCCGAAATGAAACGTGGCAAACACCAGCAGTACTGTCACAAGCGAAAGCACCGCTATAATAATCCATGTAACCAATCCACATTTCCTGTCACTCATGGTGATCTCCTTTTCTACTCCAATTTCTGTGTTAGAAACTTTTGAACGCTGTCAAGCCAGTCAGAGATTTCCTCCTCACTCATATATTCAGTAATTGCTGAGTATATGGCCCCGGCAACTATCTCCGATTCTGTTCTAGGCTGAATGCATTCCCCGTCACTCATGGTGATCCCTCCTCTTCTATCGCTTCAAATCGAATCCCGTTGTCGCCGGGGTAGGGTTCGGTGTGGTCGTGCTCGCCGGTCAGGATGGGTTCCGGAATGCCGTCGGGATAGGCTTTGCACTTCCATCCTTCGTGGCCGAAATGTCTACACCCCACGCATTGCGGTAATTCCACAATCATTGCAACAGTCCCTCGATAAATTCCCGAAGCTCGTCAGGGACATATCGTGCCCTGTCAGAACTTATGGCTATAGCCGCGAATGCTTCGGCAAAGCCCTCGCGCCCCGGCCTATGCATATTATACATATCTTGCCCAGCATAACCAGACATTTCCAATAATCGCCGCTTCTCTGCCAGTGGCAACCGCTGAACTATCTGGTTGCCCACTCCACCGCTTCTTGCATCTAGCATGTGAGCGTACTCATGCCAAATTGTATCGCTGTATGTAGTCCCCACAGTATAGGGCGTGTCGGTATTGTAAGTTGCTCGCCAAGTGTTATTGTCCTCTGCCATTCTCTCAGCGATTTTGTTCCAATTCGCCCGCTTCTTCAGCACAAGTTTCTTATCAGTCCAATCATAAGCAGCATAAGACCACCGTGGCATCTTTCCGAATACTACATCTGCGCCTGGTGAGTCAGTCATTCTCTGCTCAATCTCTGCGAGTGTTCTAATTGAATCGTTTACGTGTTGCCGTGATGCCCCCTTGAATCCCGACACTCGGCTCTGCAAATGGGTTCTGGCCCACTCCTCGGCCTCTGCCATTGTCGCAAACTCCGGCACTTCCTCAACGTCTACCGGCACCACCGGCACCACCGGTGCACCCGCTACCGCCCCCTGCTCCTGCGGCAGCACCTTCGCGATGCCGACGGAGGTGTTATGTAGCGGATCACACAGAGGGCAAACGTTACCATCGTTAGCCGTGAGCCAGATCCAGTGCCACACCCCCGGTTCGCGCTCCTCCAAATCCAGGTCGCACCGGCAACTTACGTGCAGTGGCGGTCTCTGTGTCGGGTCCTGCTCCACCAGCCCCGACGCGTGCCACGTTTTGATATTTCCTTCTACAAAACTCCTGGTAATTTCGGTTACGGCGATTCTCTCCGCCCGCCGCTTCCCGAACATCGGCTCCAGGTCCCGCTTCAGCACATCGAGGTGTTCCCCGCTCTCGATCCAGTCCGCCATGTGCCGTCTCAGCGTCTTGCCGGAGGTCTGGTTGATCTGGTCGTACAGCTCCTTGAGGTAGCCGTTGCCCCGCTCCCCCACCGGGATGTCGCCCATGTCGGGACCCAACACCCAGTCCCGCACCTCTTCGTTGACCAGCTCCCAGTCCACGCCGTCGAATTGTATCTCTTCGGGAATGGCCTTCACCGGCGCTGACAGCCTGTCCATGAGTTCGGTGACCCCCAGCATGGCTCCGTCCAGCAGCGTTCGCCGCAAGGCGTTCCACAGGGGTTGTCCGTATTTATCCAGCTTGTCCGTCACCGCTGACGGTGTTTTGTCGCCCCGCAGGGCGTTGTTAAGTTGCGATTGTAACGCGGCGGTGATCTCTCGAATAGCCCGCCGCTCCAGCTTCATCCTGGCAGCATTGTCACGGGTAGCCTTCCCAGCCATAGTCGGGAAAGGGGCCGCCAAAGGCAGCCTTGACCTCCTCGGCAGTGCTGGCCGTGTCCAGAGCATCCATGATCTGCGTCTTGATCTGCTCCCCGATGGCATCACTCTCGAAGTTGTAGCCTGGCGGCTCGTTGTTCTTCAGCCGCCGCAGTGCGATCCCCTGCCACCGCCGCAAGTCGGCTTTCATCTCGCCGTTGCTCTTCATCTGCCCCGTACCCATCGAGGGAATCGCGGCAAAGCCACCGTCACCACCACCCTTGACTGCTAACGGAAATAGCGTCTCGCCCAGCTCATTGTCAGAGAATGGCTCTTTGCCCAACACCGCCCGCACTTCGTCCAGGGTCTGAGCCTGGAAATATAGGCCCCGCTCTTTTAGCTCCAGATCCCGGTTCCGCAGGCGGATGTCCTGGTAGCGAGCCACATACTGCTCGCCATAAGCCGGTTGCACAATCTGGGCCGTGATCTCGTCGTGCATCATCACCAATAGGGGCCAGACCGCCTGATCGATTAGAGTGGCCTTCGCCGCCTCCGCGTTGGCTCGATTCGCCTTCTCCGACCAGTAGCCCGCCGGGTAGCCGAAGATACGGTCTATTTCCTGCCGGGAGAAGTCCCGCCCGGCCAGGAACTCGCTATCCCTCTGAGCCACCGTTACCGCCTCCGCCTTGATGTCCCCCGCCCTGGCCACCAGGAAGCGGCGCTGTTCGTCCAACAACTGCTGGTTAATGTCCAGTTTGACTTGCTCGAATTGGGGAGAGGTCATCTGCGGCACACTGAGAATCATTTGCAACGCCGCCCCATTATTGAAGAAGTCCCGGTTCCACCGGGCCGCACTGACATCGGTCTCCAGGGCCAGACGATAGGCACTCATGGGTGACAATCCCCGGTGGTAGTCGAATGGATTCGGGAAGCGGAAGAAACACACCTGCTCCGGTTCCAATCGCTGTTCCGGCTCGCCCTGCTGGCCCTTGTAGCCATAGCCAGAGATGTAAGTCGCCGGGTCGGGAATCGGCCTCATCCGCGAGGCCGGTAGAGGCCATATCTCCCGCACTTGCCCGGCTTGGTCGAAGACCTTCAACCAGTAGGCTTCGCCTCGGAGCAGCCACCAGTACAGCGTGTACTGTCTCAGCCAAGTCCCGCCCATGAAGTCGTTGGGCCGGCGCATGATCTGCTCAAATTCGTGGTCAATGACTTCCTCAAGCTCTTCGCCTTTGCGTTCGTATATGCCGATGTCCGCCTGGCTCGCTTCGTTGGCGATGCCCTTGATGTCCGAGTATACCCACGACGATGTAATCGCCAGGCGTTCGCGCTGTTCGTCGGACCAATCCGACCAGTCCTCTACCGTCGCACCTAACGGGGCCTCACCGGCCCATATCATATCCCGCCCTGCATCATTGTTCTGGGCTTTGATGTAGCCGAGTCTCCGGATCATTCTGTCAATGTAGCCGTCAAATATCATTTGTCACCCTGCAAAGCCGATCATAAAATTCGCATTAGTACACATCTGCCACGCCAGCGCCCGCGCCATGACCGTGTCGTCGTGCATCCCACTAGGCGCGCTGTACTGATTGCGCCCCGTGGTCACTGAGGTCTTGCGCTCATAGGCTTCCAGTTCCGCTGTCGCCACGGGAATATCCAACCATTGACACTCTTCCCGCTCCAGGGCCAGGGCCAGCGATTCAATCAACGGTGGCTTGGAGGTCGCCGTGGTCATGAAGCCCGCCACTGGCAGACCCTCTCGCTGTAGCTCCTCGATGACTGGCTCACCCATCGCATTTGATTCTGCCAGAATCTCTGTCACGTGCCACTTGTCAACCAACGCCTTGAGCCGCTTGCGCTGGAAGTGATAGTCAATCTGGTTGAACCGATCCAGGGCGACCTCTTGGTTGCAATCCTTGCATACCACCGATAAGGCGGTAAAGTCCTGTTGCTTGCCCCAGTCTACGCCCATCACGATCCG